AGCCTATAATAACAGGCGCAGACTCACCGAAACGATTGCAAGCAGTAACTGCGTAAGAAAACTCGGTGTTCCCAGAAGGACTTCCAAGAAGCTTGGCCCAATCTGCAGTGTTAGCAGATCCATTTGCAGACGAAATGCTTGCAGGTGTTGCAGGAGCATTCACGCTACTTGCAGCAGAGGGCGGAGACTTAGCTTGCTTAATGAAAACGTTTGGATTGAAGTCAATGTTACCAGCTTGGGTAGCCATTGAGTTCACCGCAAGGCCAACCTGTCCGTCTGCAGGAGAAGGAAGGTTAATTCGCTCACGTGGGTAGAACGTCTTCACCAAGTCACTCATCGCACGAGTACCAAGGAACATGTCCGTTGGGTACCCGAATGATTCGATAACCTGGTTAGCAGCTTCTTCGATGTCAGCTTCCTGAAGAGGTTGTCCCTCAAGGTCGATAACGTTACCGGAAGAAATCAAGCTGTCCAATCCGTCGAACTGCTCAGACTCACCATCAAAGGCAAGTGAGGAGTTACCGTGGAAAAGAGCATCTTCAGTGCGCTCAAGGAGCCAGAGGATACCGTTCTGGTTTTCCAGAGCAATAACATCTCCATGAGCAGGGTTCACCAAAGTAGCAGGGTGTGTCACAGAACGAGTCGTTCCGATGAACTTCACCAATGCAGTCTGGCGAGTGTATGTGCTGTCCTGGCTCTGTGGAATCTCTCCCTCACGGGTAAATCCGAACCCGGTAGAACCATAACTGCTCAATACATTGTACTCTTCAACAGTTGAGTACGCAGCACTCTTTGGAATTTTCTTCCAAAGTTTGATGTGCTTGTTTGAAAAAGTAACAACCTTAAGACTAGACTCAAGGCTCTCAACTCGAAGCGCCGAACCACCGGTCTGACCACTCGTCTGATATCCCGCTGAAAGAGCCTTAGTAAGCTCATTTACATCGTTCATAGACGAGGAACCAAACCCGTTGAGTCCGTCATAATCATTTAAACTGACTTGGGGTAGCATTATCCTCTCCTAAATTAAGCTAAAAGGCTTTTAACAACGTCGTGACTTACAGCTTGAACCCCAAGCTGCTCGCACTTAATCACCTCAAGCGGTGAAACAGTACCGGCTTCAACACCCTTCATAAGAGCACTTAAAACCACGCTTTTATCGAGCGTATTAGTCTGGGTAGCCTCACCCACTGACTTACTCATATCAAGCATACTTTTTGGACCACGTGCAGGACCATCTGCGTATTGAGTGATGTTAGTCTCAGACTTAGAGAGTACACCACTCAACACATCAAGATTGTGTGCGATAGCCTTAGCCATCTCACCCTGCTCATGATGCATCTGCTGAAGAGACTTTTCGACGGTGTCCTCAAGTTGTGAACAATACACAACGATAGACTTAGTAAGCTCATTCAAAAACTCACTAACTTCTACACCCTTACGAACTGGAGGTTGCGACATGCCGTACCCGGCCTTATCCATATCGTCGGCGTCCTCGTCCTCTTCTTCCTCAGGCTTACGCTCATCAGCATCTTCCATGCCCTTTGCAACGTAATCTGTACCATTATCATCGATCTCGTCATCCCACTTGGTGTCATCTTTACTGTCGTATTCTTCGCCCTCAGTAGGCCAACTAACATCAGATTGCTCACCAGACTGAATTTGAGCCTTAGAAAGGATCTCATCCAGCTTATGTAGGGATTTGACGATTTCGTCTTCGAATCTAGTCTCTTCAGACATCGTTATTCTCCTTACAGACCTAAACTTTTTTGAATTTCTGGGCTAATCGAACCAGTGTGCTCAAACTTGATGACTTCCAAAGGAGAAATCCGACCAGCCTCAACACCCTTAACCAAAGCGCCTAATACATCAGCACGAGTAACTTGCTGCTCAGCACCAAAGTTACCCTTTTCCAAGTACTCAACACTATCTGCAGAACCAGTGGCAGACTTGGCCATGTTGATGTCTTCAGCCGTTCCGTTGATAGCGTCTAGCTGACCAGAGAACGTACCAAAAGCACCGTCAAGGCTCTTAGCGAAACTGTCACCGTCAGTATCCATGGTATACATCATGGTTCCGACTCTGTTTTCCAGATTCATTAGGCTAAGTCCGATAGACTTGACCATTTCGTAAAGAAAAGGAGAGCTATCAATACCTTCAGAAATGATATCGCTCTGAGCAACAAAGTCGAAGAACGATTTGCCCATGGCATCCTTCTTTTCCTTTGCTTCCATCATTTCGCGGATAAGCTTCTTATCTTGATCCTTATCATCTTCTTCTTGGTCGGCTTCCTCGGCCCCGTTCATTCCCTTAAGAAGAGTTTCGTCGTGAATCAACTGACTATACATGCGGAAGCTCTTCTTGACCTTCCCACCGCTATAGTCCGTACCATTCTCATCGATATCGTCTTCCCAACTTTCCATTTCAGCCTCGTCCCCTGCCCACTCGACACCTTTGTCGTGTTTACCTGGAAGTGGCTTTACAATTTGAGTACTCATTAGTCTATTCTCCTATCGGCAGACAGGTCAAAAAGAATATCCGTAAGGATATTTGATGTTTCCTGTGAGTAACCTAAATTACTTGATACTAGATGTGCAAGACTTTTCTTGGTAATTTTTTTGTTTTTACCTTTTTTATCTTTAACATCTTCTTTTTCATCTGAACTACCGAATAACTGGACTTTTGCACTACTGTCAAGAGATTCGTTAGCTAATACAGGACTATGCCCTGCGGCTAAAGACTTATTAGTATCAGAAATATTAGATAATTCATCAGAATTACACCAACTTTGACCGTCTAAAGATTTAACTATGTCCAAATACGTGTTGTAGTTAATTGGTGCTGTAGTAATGGCAATATCTTGAATCCAACACTTCAAAATAGAGTTACCATTTCTACGTACTGTTTTCCCTTGTAAGGAAAACCCAACTTTTCTGTTTGAATTGGGGTCATTTGCTAAAGCAGTAATATGCTCCCAAACGGCATCAGCCACTTTTTTACCCTTGTAAATTAAACCTTTTACGTAAAGGCCTTTCGGAGTAATTCTACATTCTTGTGGTTCACCTATTTTATTGTCTGCACCAGACTTGTGATCCCAGTTAAAATATCCGTGTTTTAAAAAGTAATTAAACTCAATACCATTCTGTACAACACGTTCGTTTTGAAGATCTAAAGTAGGCGTCGAGGCAATACCTTCAATCATACGCACTTTACCATCTTTATCGGACGCGGCTTTACTTATTGGAAGCCAAAAATGAAAGGACTCTTCTATAGACATACTTTAGAATCTCACCCTGGTAAAAAGTCAGGAACTACCTAAATTAATAAGTTAACCAATATCATATTGATGATGATATATCGGTCAAGAAAAAACAAGACTAAGAATCTAAAAATTTATCGAGATCTTCTTTATCTATCGGGGAAGTGTCTCCACTTTTTAATCCAATCTTCAAAAAAGGTAATAAATCCTTATATTCTGTGTCATTTAAATCAACAGACGGCCTATAACCATCCAACTCAGTTATATACGGACAATCCCCTGGTGCTATACCTTGAATTACCATTTCTTTCAAGTTCGCACACCAAGGTGCTTTGTTAAATCTGTCTTTATACACTGAACACTTACTTTTTTCATCTTTAACATCTGCAAACTTACAATACAAGTTCTTCAGAAGAACCCTAAATTTTGGTTCCCCACCATCCGCTATAATTACTGATGGTCTGCAGCAAGCCCCACAATCTGTACAGTATTCTTCAAGAGGTTTTTTCTCAGACAACTTCTTTAGGTGGTCATCAATCTTACTCTTCATGTGCTCGTTCAACGGATATCCTGTTAAATATTCTATTAATATTATTTTCTCTAGGTAAGCTTTTCAGAAGAGCTATTTTTACTGCGACTTTAGAAACACTTCCATCATCTGAAATAGACTTAGACAACGACTTCGCAATCTCTTGTGATGGATCTACGACGTAATTCTCTTTCATTACTTTGGAGCCTTTCGTTTACCCAAGTCCTCTTGCGTTTTAGACTTCAGCTTGCCGTGAAGCATATCTCTAACGGCTTCTTTCTTATGGTGAAGGGCAAACTTTGCATGAGAATTCATCAATCTCTCAAGACCTTCAGTCTTCTTACCCTTGTTCTTACGGTCGCGGATCATGTTCATAAGGTAATGAGTCAAAGAGAAGTGTGCGTGGCTCGCATCTCTATGGTCATCCCAAGCATAATGCTTAGTAGCGTTAATGTTAGACCTTGCGTGAATATCTTTACCGCTACCAGTCTTACCAATCACGTGACGTGCATGCTCTTGGTATACTTGGTACCCGTCAGGAGTGCCACCACCTGCAGAAGGCTTAGCTATGTTAGGGGCTGCAGCCCCACTACCTGGCTGCCACTTCTTGTAGTAGATGGGCTTACCTGTAGTAAGACTAATCTTTTTAATCTTTCCACCACGAGGGCCAAATTTAGCCTTCTGATCACCAACATAAAGACCGCCCATTTCGCCAGCCTGTTGGCCACCAACTTTACCGCGAAAATAAGGCGCACCAGTTCCTGCAGCCCTTATACCTTTGAAAATATCTTCAAAAACGTAGTGTCTAGACATGTTACCCAACAGTTACGGTTCTCATTGGGGTAGATCCGCCACCCCTACCACCATTATAGTTAAGCATCTCATTAGTTTTAGCACTAACAAGCATACGAACTTTTAAGATCTCCTCTGGGGACAATCTCAATTTGGTAGCTGCAATAGACCTTGGGACCAGCATATCCATACCTGGGATAACCAGGCTAAGGACACACTTTTCCATCTCATTAACAAACCCACCATCTCGCACCTTACCAATGCACTCAACCACCTTGGATGCAGCATCTTGTACATCTAGCATACCATTAGCGTATCTACGCAGAATAGAGTTTCCAGGTTGCCATACGGCATCGCGGGAAGCATACTTAGACTCATGTACTTTATTTGCTCTAAACGAAGGATTTCTATCCTTATGCATTGGAGAATTTAAAGGCACTCTAGTCTTTGCTTTATCGTCAAACATTGTTTCTCCCTAACCTAAGTGTGAGTTGTGCCACTTGCTAATACTAATTGCCTTATTACAATCTTGGCATAAAGACCCGTCAATAGACTTTGAAACACGATTGCATATGCCACAAGTTCTACCTACAGGAAAGCTTTTAGCTAACTGTGAACCGTGTGTGGACTCAATAGACTTCATCATTGCAGGTGCATTACTAGAAGAGACGTTCCCACCTGGGCGCTGTCTTTGCGTAGGAGCAACTCCGACAGACTGCTGTGCGCTAGATGCATAGCCATAACGTTTGGCTAGTGGCTCACCTGCTTTGGCCTTCCCTTCTTCCATTTCATCTTCGTCTACGTTCATAGACTTTTGCTCTTGCTTCATTATCCCGGCTCCTCTTCATCTTCGATATCTTTACCCCGTAATTGATCTGGTGGCAAAGAATTTATAAACTCTTGCATCTCCTCCCTACTTACATCATCAGCCCCATCAGGAGATTCTCCTTCTTCAGGCGCTACTTCTTCAGCAGGTGGCTCTTCCCCCTCAACTGCCCCCTCTTCAGCAGGTGGCTCTTCTCCCTCAACTGACCCATCTTCAACAGGCGGTACCTCCTCTGCAGGCGGCTCTCCCTCTTCAGGTGGTGCATCTCCAGCGGGTAATCCCATAGCGGCAGGATCAGGGGTCGGTGCGGCTTCTTGACCTTCCTGACCACTAACTTGCTGCTGCTGCATATCAACCTGTTGTTGTTGCATATCAGCCTGTTGTTGAACTTGCTGCTGCTGCATTTGAAGTTGCTGCTGCTGCATCTCTTTCTGTTGAGCAACTTGCTCTTTCTGCATTTTTTGCTGCTCAGCCTGCATCTTTTTCTGTTCTTTTCTTTGTTCTGCTTCAACTTTAAAAGAGTGCTCCATCTGTATTTTTTGAAGATATATGGGATTCATAATGATATCCCCATTCTCAACTGGGTCTAAGTCTTCATCAGAGCGAATTTCATTAATCGTTCTAAAGAACTGAACCTGCTGCTGACGCAACTCAATTCGCTCTTTCTCTGTCAACTCATCAAGACCAACAAAATCAAGGTAAAAGTGATCATCAATCTTATCTATGATATGTCGATTGAGAGAGTCAGCATAGAATCTAAGAAGTGGTCGCAAGCCTCTATCTTTCGAGGCTTTAATCTTCCACTCATTATTCGTCTCGAACTGCGGCTGCTGCATACCACCAGCAGAAAGGCTAAACCCAATCTCCTCTGGAGATATAAGGAATACAGCGCATGTTATGCGAATCAAGTAGTCCAACCACCTGGAATACTCCATATCAAGATTGGTACCTTGCATATTAAGGTACTGAATCTCTTCACTCTGCATAATAGGAGTTCGCCAAGCGTTTTGAGCACCAGTTACGTTCGATATCCACTGACGCTTGAAAGCTTCTAATTGCTCTGGAGCAATATTATCCCCACGAATATTAAGAATACCCTTAGGAGCAGCGCCTTGCTTAAAGAAGTTTCGATTGTACTCCTCTGCCCAAAGATGAGAAGTAATTGTGTTTACCAACTGCTCAAGCTCAGAGTGCCCGTACCCGTTTACATGCACATCGGTTCTTGGATTAGCGATGCAAAAAGCCAATTCTTCTGGTTTATACGCTCGTATAATAGAGCCTTTCCATACCTGCACGTGAGATACTTGAGTCCCCTTAGTCGGGTCCGCAGTAGGGTAACTCAGGTCTAGTCCGCCGTAACGATTCATAAAGGGCTTTAGCTCTTTATCTTCTTTGTATTTATCTCGATTCTCATTTGCTACGGGATCTGCTGCGAGACGTATCGTAGACGCATCAACAGCAACAAATTCGTAAGGCAACCCACGCCTATCTGGGACAACTTCCATACAAAGCTGATCATAAACCATTCGATCTCGAATCACCTTTCTAGTGAACTGATCAAAATTATCACGAGGTTTATTCGAATAGCTATTTGGAGAATATTTACCACAATTAGAAATAAAAGACTCTAACTCTAGAATAAACTTCTTTTCACTTTTGGTTAACTTATGCTCTCTGTCTTTGTGTTTTATCTCAAAACCAATGTTTCGAGTTCTTCTGTACGGGGATGTAAAAGTAGCAACTTGATTTACTCTAGTATTAATAATTGCAGCCAGGATACCAAGCTGCGTAGACATTTGCTTCAATACGTCATAGCTAAGATTACTTCTTCTATCTTTGTATCCCATTGAGTAAACAAGACTCATTGGGTCATATAACATAGACTTTGCATTTCTCTTGGCATCATCTGGTGAAATTTGACGCCAAGCTTTACTCATTTCCATAGCTCTATCTTCAATGATAGGAGAAAATACCTTTCCCAATGCTTTATCTAAAAGTCCCATATTTTAACTCACTATACTGTGCGAGTCGGAGTAAATGATTCTGATTTAAACCGACTTGGACGTTTGGTTGGTTGTTGCTTAACGGATGATATCTGCTCCATCGCTCTTTGACCAGCAGAAGCTGCATTTTGACCCTGAACAGGCTGACTGGGCGCTGGCTGTCTTTTAACGGAAGCCATAGCTCTACTTGCGGGAGAAGTTTTCTTTGGAGCCATACTTAAAGGAGGAATTTGAGACTCGCCCTTCGGGTACTGTTTAGGAGACCCGTCTTGCTTCTTAGGGTAGGTCTCCCCACTCTTGGGCATTTTTTCTATGATCTTATCAAGATCTTTCTGATGTTTAGTTCTTCGAATAACGCCTATCTTAGGTAACTTACTCTCAAACCTCTCGACCTGACCCTCATGCATTCTAGGCCTTCTTGGACCTATAACCGCAGTGCTTCGATCTGGACGAGTCTTCTTCCTAGATATACCACGATACTTAGTTGGGTGTTCCCCAGGCCGTCTAGCAGGTAAATCAGTCCTCTCACCTGAGTATCTTTTAGGTTTTAAAAGCTTCTGCTCTGGCGCTTTTGGCGCTGGCTTAGGTGCCGGTGCTTTTGACGCCTCTGCTCTTGGTGCTTGAGCTTTTGGTGCTGTAGTAGTTGTCTTGGGTGCGGTCGATTTTCCACCTGTTGCATATCGATTTCTACGTTTACGGGTAACAGCAGCGTAACTAGCCCCACCACCTCTGACGTGTCCAGTTTTACTTTTTGGGTCTTTATCCCAAGTTTCCGGGTTAAAATTACCATGTTTTTTACGCTGTTCACGGATGTAAAGCTTCGCCCCAGGCCTCTCTGGTTTACCTTCTCCCGGTCCCATTTTATAGTACATTGCCGCCAAAGACTCTGCTAACTGTGGATTGTTACGAGCCTCTTGGTGTCTCTTTCTAGCAAGTTTCAAGTGTCTCGAAAGAATAAAAGTTCCCACTCTTATACTATTTGTAGGATCATACTGCGCCTCTTCAGTGTCTACCGGCACGTTTGCAATACCTTCTCCCCGCATCCTTTCAGTAGTACCCTTAAACGTAGACCTAATAACCTGCATCAGCCCAAGGCCTTGATTATTAGGTTTCCCACGCGCTACATTTCTTGCGTGTTTTTCTTTTCCAGCAAGAGGATTACCATTACTCTCTGTCTGCATAATTGCATATATGAAAGGTGCTGGGACACCAAACTCAGCACTAGCTGCTTCAACCTCTTTACTGTACTTACGAAGTCCGGCTGGGACGTTACCGGCCCCCTTTGCTGCTGTCTGAGCAGGTGCTGTCTGAGCAGGTGCTGTCTGAGCAGGTGCTGTCTGAGCAGGTGTTGTCTGAGCAGGTGTTGTCTGAGCAGGTGTTGGGTTCCTAGTTCCCGCTGTCTGAGCAGGTGCTGTGCCCCTAGCACTCGCTACTTTAGGAGGCGTTGCTGGCTTAATATTTGGGGTTTTTGATGCAGGTCTAGATAGTCCTGGCTTCACTGTCTTATCGAACAACTGTTGACCATCAGTATAGTGTACGTTGCCAATTTTTCCTGGCACACCAATTGATGACGCAAGAGTGGACGTATAACTCAGGTCTTTGAAAATCTCTTTTTGAGTAACATCCATTTCTCTTCTTACGTTATAAGACTTCGATCTATTACCTAGAGGAAGTCCAAAAACACGCACACCAACATTATTGTTTTGGTGTCTTTTTAATGAATTAACTAAAGATTTCGATCTTCCTCTAGGGTCTCTATATCCAACTTCATTACCACCTACAGACGCAATAATGATTTGATCACCAGGTTTGTATGTATGTTCAGACACAAACCTATCGATATCTTTATATTTACCATTATCTTTGTATTTTATAATTATATCGCCTTCGGCATACCCTTCACTTTTATAGTAATTCCTTATGGCTCGTCGCATCCCACCGGTTTGGGAATCCCCAAACACATAAATTTTACCTCGTTTAGGTGTTTGCATGGGGGGTGGTTGTCTAGATGTAACATCTCCAACGCCCTTATAGATAGAGTCGTCCATATAAACGTCCGAATTGGAACGATCTTCTAACCACAAGCCATCGGAAATGTCATTTCTAAACATCATTTCTTCTTCTTATCCCTAAGGTAATTTAATAAATCATCTTGCATGAACCAGGGCACTCTATCCAAAGCATCTTTCAAAGACATCTTCTTATTCAATACCCTATCGGCAAATGGCTTCACATACGAAGCACTTTTAATCACGGGATTTGAGAAGTTATCTTCGACACTCTTTTGAAACTTACTTCTTTTCTTAGGCTTAAACTTTTTAGCCTTATCGGTATCTGCGAATCGGCTGCTCTTTCCGCCGCGAACTGACGCCCGTGGCTTCTCGATGTCCTTAAACTTCTGCTTACCTTTCTTACCGATCTCTCTATATCGATCTGAAATCTTTTTAGCTTTCTTTGTTCGACTAGCACTCGGCTTTGATACACTACCTCTTTTTGTAGATAAAGGCTTAGCACTACGCTCTTTTAAAGCAACAGCCTCTGCTCTTTTTGGTGCTGCGGCCTTAGCGCGACGTGGTCTAGACGTTTGAGAAACAAGATCTCTAGTTCTCTTAACAGGTTCTCCTGGAGACCTTCTAGTCTCTCGCTTAGTCTCTCGCTTAGTCTCTCGCTTAGTCTTAGGCTCTGGCACCTTCTCTGTCTCTATCTTAGACGCAGGATCTAGTTTTGGCGCTGGAGCCGGTGCGGGTTCCACTTGTGGTTCTTTAGAAGGATCCACTTGTGGGTCTTTAGAGGGATCCACTTGTGGGTCTTTAGAGGGATCCACTTGTGGGTCTTTAGAAGGCTCCACTTGTGGTTTCTTTTCCGGTCCCGGAAAAAACGGGGAGTAATCCGGTGTAGGTACATACGGTCTTGGAAATTTCTTTTCCTTTGGCTCTACCTGCGGATCTAACTTAGGCTTATCCTTAGGATCAGCTTTTGGCTTAATCTTTAAGTCAGTTTTAGGCTTTTGATCTGCAGCGCCTCTTTTTTCGTACCGAGGCTCTTGCTTTACTCTTCCGCCAGCTTGTCTTTTACTTCGTATGTCAGAAAGTCTTTCTTTACCCGAAAGTCTTTTCTTACCACTAGCATCGCCACGCACTTTCTTCCCAGCCTGAGAGGTGGTTTTTCTTTTTGAAGCAGCTTTTGACTCTTCTCTAAGCCTATCAATACCTCTACCTTGCTTACGCCCTCTAATGTCAGACAACGTCTTAGTCTTTTTTCTAGACGGAGTGGCCACTTTCTTTCTGGCCTGCTTAGGAGCAAGAGTGAGTTTACCTGTAGGTGCGGTCGATTTTCCACCACCGGAAAGGACCTCAAACGCCTTTTTAGGACTTTTTATTTTATCCATGTTTGCAGCGTTTCTATATACTTTTTTAGCCTTCGAAGCCCTATTAACAACGCCTGCCTTATCTACTTTCTGTATGGCTTTTTTTGCTTTAGCTGCCCACTGACCTAGACGAAGGATAGTTTTTGACTGCCCTCCAGGTAATGGTACAAATGCCATGGCAATATCAAGAGCAGTCTCGTATGGATTCTCTTTAATATCATTTAAAATAGCTTTACCCGCCTCCGAAGCAGCAACTCCGGGGTCGTCTTTAATAAAGTTAAACGTGCTTACTAAGTCTCTTATTTGCTTAGCAAAGTCTCTTTGCTCAGCCCTTCTTGACTCTGGTGGACTTGGCATTCTGCGAAGGCCTGTTTTCTTCGCATAGTCACGTTCTCTCTTTGGAACATTAGACTTTGGAGGTTTAGCACCCATTAATGTCCCAGCGGGTTTCATAGTGAAGTCCATAGCTTTCGACATCAAAGATTCATCTAAGTAATATTCCTGCCGACTAACATTAAACTGCCCAAAAAGATTAATCCCCTTGTCTATTTTAGACCCTTTAGACTCTTTAGGGTCATCGAAATGCATGGTATCTGGGGTGTCCTCTTCAGCCTCTTTCAGATCTTTAAAGTGCAATGTCTTTGGTAGTTTAGGACCAGCTTCTGCAACCAACCGCTCTTTAGGGTGTTTTACCTCCTCGGGAGAGGCTATCTGACGTTCTACCATCTTCCTAGAAACGTCTTCTGGCCTAACAGGAAGCCTACCAAGCCTCTCAACAGCACCCCTACCACCAGACGCGGGGCAGATGTACTCAGGACGACCACTACTCAGAGCAACTGTCTTTACGCACTTCTTTGGAGATTTCTGAGACGGAACTGGAGGAATTCCCTTTATGCCTTTTGCCATGTTACACACTCACATAGAGATTTAAGCTTTTTTCAACGTCATCTTCTTCATCTTTACTGAAGGTCGGAGTATCCCCCGTGGAAACTCCAGGAGAGTATTTACCAAAAGAATTTTTGAAAGCTTGTCGCTTACGCTTCTCGCTTAGCTTATCACCCTTAATTAAGTTTTCATTTAAAAATAACACTGAATGTCCTTTCACCGACTTGAATAGTCTTGGGTGGTTCGCCAGTAGATAGCTTTGATTACCTTCAGACAAACTATCTACCACATCTTTAATTTCTGACTTCAACTCTCTTACACCAGCGTTTACAACGTCAGCGTCTTTCTTATTTGTCTTATCTATAATACTTCTTGTTCTACCTAATTTATCAGGCTCTGTATCGCCGCGATATCCAAGAAGGTAGTTTCTCTTTTTATCTATATGCTTAATTGTATTTTCTGCCCAGGTTTTTAATTCGTCATCTTCAAAATCAGAATCCATTTCGTATCGTTTAAAATCCTCTAATCCCTTTAACTCTGGTAAGTCCTCTCTTAGAGTTTCTCTTATAGATTTAACATCCTCAGACGACGCAACATCTCCACCTTTAGGGGCCTTCGGAGCGACTTTCTTCTCTGCTTTCGGCGCTACTTTCTTCTCAGCCTTGGGTTTTGGATCACTTTTAGGTGTCTCTACTTTAGACTTAGACTCTTTTAAAATCGCCTCTTTTCTAAGTTCAGCTAACTTTTTTTCATACGCTTTTTGAGACTGGATAGGACCTCTCTCAGCCTCCCTATTGGCTGAAGCAATTGCATCATTCAGTTTACCGTGGGCACTTGGAGAAATTAAATTTCCATCCGAGTCTTTTGCAAAGACAGTGTATCTACCCTTACCAGGTCTTTTGCTCATCTCTACCACATGAACATCTCCATTAGAGTGTGTCCAAGTTCTCAGCCCTTTTTCAGGGTCTTTGTGAAACTCACTTGATGTAGATACTGTGAAATTCTCTGGAGCCTTTCTAGTCCTTGTCTTGGATGTATTTTTAGGTTTCGCCTCAGAGACTCTATTTTCTCGCTTCATTCGATCAACAAAATCTTTTGGTAGGTTGCCACCGTTTTCTGCTGCTGTGGCCACGACTTCTAGAGATTCTTGCGTTCTAACTCCGGGTAATAGTTCTTGCGCCCTAGCTTGCAAAGCCTTTGCTGCATCAGGGTCTTCAGTATGATAATTATCTATAATATTTTGATCGTTATTCTTTTCAGGAGTTTCTCCACTAGAAGGCACATCATTAGGATTAACTCCATCCTTAAAATAAGCGTATGGCCTAGAACTATCTAATTTATCAAGAACATATGATTTACCACCTTCATCACCTCTCAAGTAATTTCCTTGATAACCCCTATCTATAGTCCAAGTATCGCCAACTTTTTCCCACCCAACATATTTCTCATTTGAATCCATTTCATCAAAATGAACTGCGTCTGGATGAAGGTCTTTGTAAGTATGTTTTAAATCTACTTCCTGTCCTGCCTGTTCTACACTTGGCTTCTCTTCAGAGACTTTTGACTTTAGATCATCTATCTTTTTAGATGTCTTTGGCGCTACTTCAGATGCTGATGCGCCTGGCACGTCTTTCAACTTATGACCCATTTCGACAAGACGCTCAACTTCTCCCTTCCCGTGAATACCTACATAAAGTTCATGATGTCCGGGGTCAGACGCCTGAGCGTTAGGAACAAACCGGTTTCCAACTCCCTCTTCATAATGAGATCCAGACTCTCCTCTCACGTACCCCTCGGACTTGAAACCCGCCGCGCTTTGTAAGTGAATAGCCCCGCGTTCCTCGGTTGCAATATACGTCCTACCATCTACCTGAACGATCTTGACTTTGCTGCCAGAGGTTGTCTTCTTCGGCTTGTTCCAAGCGCCCGTTTTCGGGTTCTTGGTCTGCATGACACCGCGCTGCTTGCCGTTCTTCATCGTCTCGACGGAAAACTTAGCCTTCGTGCGCGAGCGCCCGTAAGGGTAATCATCGACCTCTAAAGAGTCGTGATAAGTAGCGCCGTCCAAGCTAGGCACCTTGCGCTTCTTGTCAGTAGCGATGTTAGGTGCTGGACCGCCCGCTTCCGCCTTGGGCTTCTCTTCGGTCTTAGGTCCAGACGCGAGCCACTTATCGAACTCGCCCTGAAGTTTCTTCGTCTTGGTCTTTGGTAACGGCCCTACTTCGGCTTCGTACTCGGACCACTTCTTGTTAGTCCATGCCATAAAGTCGATGCTGCTAGGCTTCTTCCCATCGGCTTCCGTAGCGTCTAGGTACGCTTGGTAACGGGCAGTTACTTCCGCCTTGGGCTTCTCTTCCGCCTTGGGCTTCTCTTCAGAAACTTTTGACTCTAGACCTCTACTATCCATCAAAGACTTCAACTTATTAAGTCGTTCTGTCTCTTCTTTTAAAGGCTCTTGATTTGATAATTTATTAGATTGTACAGTCTTATCATGAAGACTTACCACGGCCTTATCCGATGGTCGTGAGGAAAACCCAGCGCCCTCCCAATCTTCTCCATCGCCAACACTCTGTATGTCCTGCATCTTACCGTGATGTTTTGGATCAATTGTTACGTGAACCTCACCGCCTGGGAACTCATCATCAAGACCTACATGTTCTGGGTTTATCTTCAGAGATACTACTGAATCACCATAACCAGACGCTTCTTCGTCGGGCCTAGTAGAGAAGAAAGCCTCACCCTTATTATGTTTTGACGTAAACTTACCGCCACTAACTATTTGGTCGGCAGCTTTAGAGTTTGTTCTGTGATAAAGCGTTATTGTCCCGTCATCATTTAATTTAGTATCTAAATCATTGGTGGCTCCAATAGTCTTCGGCTCTGATCTAGAATCAGACTTTTGTTTAGCCTTATCCTTTTTAACATTTCCTTGAAGGTTCTTTATATCCTTAGCTGTCTTTTCTGCGCTTGGCTTTGTCCTGGAGGCAACAGGCTTATCTAAATCTATCCCTGCGGATTTAACTGCCGCTTCCGGTATGTGCTCCTTCCAATCGTCCTGTAGACCATGGACAAGTAAAGTCGTGTTATCGCCCTCACCAATCTCTTTAACCTTGAAGATCTTTTTAGCCTCAGGAGTGTTGTAAATTAGGTACTGGTTACTCACACCACCATCTTTTGAAAAGTGCTTATGTACTGGAAAATGTCCGCCTCTTTCCTGTAAAAATTTAGCTATCATGCCATAGTGGTTTGTTATTGTTTCAGGCTTATTCTTCTTTATCTCTTCAATAGAAACTCTTCGCCCACCACCACTAAAAAAGCTTTCTAATGTCTTTCTTTTTTTATCATCTTCTGTGAGTTCAGACTTTGGAGTAACAATAGAGTTAGATGACTTTAACTCTTCCAAAAACTTGTCAGATATTTCACCTTTATCTATGAACTCTTTTATTACCTGTTGAGCTTCCTCATTTGCAACGTTGGGGACTAGATCTCTAGCCATGCTAATCATCTTTTCAAAGTGTTTTGTTGTATCATCTATATTGTCTGATTCAGAGTAATCATTCAAAACAGACTTGTGTTCTTCTACAGCCTTATCCTTTTTAACATTTCCTTGAAGGTTCTTTATCTTCTTAGCTGTCTTCTTTGCGCTTGGGGCCTCTTTCTTTGGATCTTCTGGCTTGCCATACTCTTCTGGCATGTCTTGATCCATGGTCTTTTCATACGACCTTACAATATGATCTGAAGTGGTTTTCGGAGCAGCCTCTCCCCCTGCGCCAGCAAACAAGTCTGTTTGTGCGTCATCACCAGTCTGTCGAATAGAATCAGCAAGACCTGTGAATATCTTTTTAAGATTATTAGGAGTCTCGTTTTGGATTATATGGTACAGGGTCCTGGCTCTTGAATTGCTTGTAAGAGGATGATCTTCAGCAAACATGTCTTTTGTCTTCTCACCCAAAGCCTCTTGAAGCTGCTCCTCACTGGACATGTTATTGAACTTTTTCTGTTCGGCTGATGGTAATCCATCTCTATACCTAGCTACCTTATCTACAGCATCAAAGGAATGCTTTAGATCAGAGTCTAAGTTGTGCTCATCACCATGCTTACTAATTAAAAGGGCAGGTATGGCTATCTTGTTTAATTTTTCACCAGCGGAACCCGTCATGCGTCCAAACAGATTTGGGTCATCTACCAGTCTAGAAGCTACTGCGTCCTCAACTAACTTTCTACCTTGAGTATTAAGCTTTCCATCCTTATCAGTATACTCATCGGACTTTGTACCAAAGACCTCTTTTAATTCGTCTTTAAACTGCTTTCCAGCGCCAGATATATGCAGATCATTTATCGTGTTGTGCGTATCTGTGTCGAATGACTCCGCAATCCTATCGTATATTTTCTTTTCGTTTAAACGTTTAGATAAGTCCGTAGCAACCTCAAATTGCTTCATACCCATGGCTTCAGCTACGTTCATCTTGCTGGCCAACTGATTCAGAGTTTCCGAGTCGGTACCTTCCGAATGCACATCCTTCAACTCTCTTACGAGAATTGGGTTTTTGAATTTAGCTATCTCTTCTGGGTTCAAGCCAAACTTTTCTGCGTTCTCAGCCAGGTGATCTCTAATTGCATCGCCACGATCTGTATCGTACATATGCTTTTGAGTCATAGTCCTACTATTACCGCCAAGAACGTGCCCATCTTCCGTCACCATTGGTGGACCTGTATTTGGACCCACATCTGTGTTCATAACTTGATCAGGCTCATAATTGTCTGCTCTTTCTAAAACAGCTTTCGCAGATTCTCCACTGTATGTCCTGGGCTGTACATTCTTTACATAATCTTCATTCTCAGCAAACTTACCGCCACCACTTACTTTGTGGCTTGCCTTAATATCATCTGCCTCAACGACTTTGTATGTGGCATCGCGCTTGTCTATTTTAGCCCTTCCACCACTCAGATGAACCTTAACTTCATTACCGACATGTCCCTCTGTTCTAGTCAACGGCTTTTGTTCTTCTTCCGTAGCCACATCTTTAGTAGGTGTCTCTTCTGGGCTTTCGGCAACTTCTGTAGTTTCTGCCTCATCAACGCTTTCCTCTGGCGCTGCTTCTTGCGTGTCTGTAGCTTTAACTTCTGGAACATCCTCATCAACCACTTCATCAGCATCCCCCGTTGCTTTAGGTCGTTGTTGCTTTGCTGCCATACGAGCCTCTTCAGGCTGCGATTGTTCAGAGTCTTTTTTCCCAGAATCTATTGGTACTACATCGGCCCCTTGTTGACCTTCACCGACCACATCTCCCTCGACATTTTTATCGATCACGTTTTGTGCGCTACTTAATTCTCTCTTTTCTTGCCGGGTGAGATCTTCTCCCATGAGCTTTTTGTTTTGATCGTGAATCTCTTGAAGCTCCTCACCACTCTTAGATTCAAACGGAATTGACTCTGCGTGTTCATCACCTACAGATCGACGAACTTCTTCTTTAAGTTTCTTTAAACCATTAGAGAAGTTTACGTATCCACCTTTACCAAACATCATGTAGTTACGAATACGAGCCATGGCTTTTGCTTTACCAGTAGGGTCGCTATCGTACTTTCCAGCATCTATATCCTGATAGATTTTTCCGATATCATTCTTACCAGATAAACCCATCATCCGAGATTTTAAGTTAGTAAACTTCGTTTGGATATCGTGGAATATTTCTTTGTGTACCTCTGGTGGTAAATCTGATTGAGAAAGCCAATGCCCCCATACCTGACGCATCTTATCTGGGTCTTGGATGTCATATGCATAAGGTACTTCGAAGTCATCCCCGCCATGTTTGTCAAAGAACTGTGCAAGAGTCTGTGAATAATTCCCTATGTCCTCATCAATAAGATCATAAGACCTAGCAGCTTCATCATGCTCAAAATGTTGATCTGGATTCTCTAAATCAAAATCCTCTGGATCACTAGGAACAACCACCTCTCCGCGTTCCTCTTCAACCTCTTCAGCAGCCTGCTTACCTTTTGGACCAGCTAACTTCTTTACCTGAGCATCAAGCTCTGCCTGACGTTCATCATCACCGCCAATTCTGTGCTTTTCTGCGTCTGGATGCCATCGCGCATGCTCACCCATAACGTTACGAGCATGTAGTGCATCGACAGGGTAATTCTTAGTCTCTACCTCACCATCTTTGTTTACTTGATCAACGACATAAACGTGATTCCCATCCTCATCATACTTTACGTCTTTAATATGGCCCGATGTCCCCTTTCTGAATTCTCCTTTGAATTTAAAGCCTGTGTCCTTATTAAACTCTGGATTACCGTTTGGATCAAAAAGGCCTTTGTTTTGTCGCAGAGTCTTATCTCTAACTCGATGGTGTGGCTCTATATCCTCATGATATCTACCGTGTTCCTTACCAAACTCGATTCGATCTCTCTTAGACATCTTGTCTAAGTCAACACTATCTATAAACTCTTGCTTCTCTTTTCTCTTCTTCTCTTCTTCTGCTTCTTTGAAAGCTTCTCTTAACTCTTTATGTCTCGCTTCAAAAGCATCGTTTCTCTGTTCATCTGTTGCACTGTGGTACCAATCGTGAGTTGAGGGAGAGAAAACACCATTCTTAACGTTCTGGTGCATTTCTGACACAGGAACTTGCTCTCGTATGAACTTCTGTGGTGGTGGTGTAGCTTCACCTTTTATCTCCCCAGCTTGAAGTTTACTAAAGTATTCTTCTTCAGCTTTGGGGTCATACTCAGGATTAATCCTCTTTACATGATAAACATGTTTTCCGTCTTGTACGCTGTGCCCTATTATAACACCTTGGTGGCTGTCTTTACCTCTACCTAAACGTACACCAGATCCTATGTTGTGGTCAGGACGGACATTAGGATCAAACTTACGTTTATCCATGTCCTTCTTCTCATTGAAGTAATAATCTGGCCAACCGCCTTCTGGTTCAGGGAGATCTTTAACAGCTTCTGCTCTTGTAGCCTCTGCTTCTTCCTGAGCAGTTTGCTCCGCTGAAAGCTTTGCTTCTTGCTTCTCACGAGCAACCTGCTCTTTTGCCGCAACCTTCTGGTCTCTTGCCTCAGTCTTCTGAGCCTCTCTGCGAGTCTGGTCTTCTACAGACACTCTAGGACCCATATAAGCTTCACGCTTTTGCGCCTTCTCACCTTTTGGAGCGCCCTGGTTGTACTTCTTCAAGGACTCTTGCTCAAGACGATGCAAGGCTTTTGCTTTTTGAAACGCTATCTCCGATGCAGCAATCTTATCATCCCCAGAAAAGCTATCCGCATGGTCTAAAACATCATGGAACTCTCTAAGATTCTGCTTAGACATCTTCCTAGATGTTTTCTTCATCTCATCAATTTGACTGGACACAAGACCCGTATCATCACCTAACTTGTTAAGTCTTTTATCCATCTCCTCAAAGTCACCTGCATTAGGTGTCTCGTGAGGGTGGTGGAGTCCTGCCTCTGCGTCTGCTAAAGCTCTATGTCTTCTTAATATAGCATCATAAGCGTGTGAATAAGTGTGTCCTAACATCTCATCAGATGCCCCGGATTCCTTATCCTCATCATAAGACCTCTTTAGATTTTCATGATCTCTATGAAACTCTTTGTGTCGATCTGATGACCAATGACCAGTCTCACCAATAGTATTTGGAACATCCGTATGATGAAAATCAAAGTCCTCTACTTTTGAATTTGTAGTGTTTCTATCTGCCTCAAACTCTTTGTGTTCTTCTTCGGCCTGCTTTCTTCTATTATTAACATCCCTCTGCTCTTTTATCGCATGAGCAATATGAGGAATAGACCCTGAAAATGCCTTATAAGCCCCATTGATAGCAGCGCCTACGTCATGGCTCATGAACATCTGTCCCGCAACAAAAGCAGAACTAAAGCTTGTGCCGTCCTTGTATTTATAATTCTTAAGCTTCTCAGCAGCCTCTTTTAACTTATCAAACTTCTCTCTAGTAGGGGCGTCCTGTGATGGAAGATTTCTAAATATATCTTTGATATCGTGAGGGATAGATGGATCTTTTAAATCTGGGTGGGGGTGTTTAATCTCACCACCTGGCTTTGCAATCTCACCACCCGGCTTTGCAGTTTCACCTGGCTTTGCAGTTTCACCTGGCTTTGCAATCTCAGATACTTTTGCAGTTTCACCCGGCTTTGCAGTTTCAGATACTTTTGCAATCTCACCACGAGAGTCTTCAGCCTTACCCGGTTGTGGTTGAGTAGATCTAGGATACTCCCCGTGATGCTCTTTTAACTGCTCAATACCATGAGGTCCAACCTCTTGGTGTAATGCATCTGCACTAGTTGAGTGATACTCCTCTGAGTTGTTCTTTAATCTATCTAAAGCACTTTTGTGTGCCTTCATCGCCTCCAAATGATCTGGAGCCAGATGATCTGGATGTTTTGAATTGTCCTCTGGGTGATAAGGCTTCACATCAACGTGGTGCTTACCACCTTCCTCAGTGGACGGCTTATTCCACCCTTTAGAATGCTCTTCATTTAAGTCTATATGAGTATCATCGTGATGTGTTCTTAACTTCTCAGGTATTGGAACCTTGTTGTTATTTACAACATCTGGATGATCATGAGGCACAGATAAAGTTTGACCCTCATCATGGTGTGCATGTCCATCTACAGAGTTTCTGAAGTTAAAATTATTACCTTCTGAATAAACGTAAATACACCCATTAGCACCTGGGAACTTACCTACATAACTATGGCTCGGATTGATACCTGTACTACAAGGACTTTTAGTCTCCTTGGCACCAGGTATGTTTGACACCATACTAGGAGCCTTAGGCAACTTAGGAGCTTCTGGAAGCTTTGTAGGATCTCCACCAGGGGCCTTTGGTGGCTCTGTAGTTCCGGCTGGAGGCTGTGCAGGAGCACTTTGCTCTGGTGCTAATTCCGCAGTAGTAGCAGGTTTTGGTGCTGTAGGAGCAGGACCTCTTGCAGGTGCCTGAGATTCACTCATAGAAGTTTCCGAATCTCCTACTGGCGCTTCCATCTTAGGAGGCGGTGTTGTAGTCGCTTTTGGTTGACCTAAAGGTAATTCCTGCTGCTTACCTTTAAGCTCAGGAGCAGGAGTAGGAGCGGTACCCATACCCGGCAATCTCTGTTGGACTGGAGGCGTTGGGGCTGCAAAGCTCTCCACATTTAAACCTGGAGTACCTACCCTACCTCTCTCCCCTTTGAGGTTAGGATTATACGTCCTAGCCTCTGGGCTATCCCCCACGCCCTTAAAGAATAAATCTTCACCCAAATACAAAGACGCCTTCAAGCTTGGCGGTTTTGGTGGTGTAGGAGGCTTTAAAGAGAAAGAAGGTGGCTTAGGCATGTTTATCTTCATCGACATGGGCTTGCCGAGAGAAGCGCCTTGCTTCACACCTATGTTCCCTAATCTTCGTGGAGTTCTTTCAGACTGATATACGTTACGTGTGCCTCTAGACGGACTGGTCCTGACATCAGTGGTAGTAACCCCACCGCGAGAACCAACTCCGTCCCCCACCTTCTTGGTTTGTGGGGATTGCTGAATGTTTCCTGGGTTTACAGAAGTCTTTTCTTCTTCCTCATCATCTTTTGGTGACAAAGCTTTAAAAAACTTGGAACCAAGGTATACTCTCTTAGCCATACATCACACATTTGTATTTTATTATTTCTTACCCAAAGGACGAAGTCCATTAATACGACGAGGCCCAACCCCTTCAACTTGCATATTTTGCGACGTACTAAAACCATTTGCAAGTTGTTGACGGGCAGCATTATCCGTAGATGCATTTACTCCACGACCCCTACGACTGATAGGTTGCATATTCATACGAGCAGCAACTGCTGGGTCTAAAGACTTAGACATAGGAGGTTTTGGTTGAGAAGCCATTCTAGCTTCAAATTTTTTGTTACCGGCCATTCTCTTCTTATAATCTTCTCGGTAAGCTACTCTCATCGCATTATTGTATGGAAGTTTTATAAGAGCTTTAACACCGCCTTGCTTTACTAGCTTTTTAGCCGCAGCAAGGTTTTCAGCTTTAGAAGAGCTTGCTTTAGGCTTGGACTGAGCGATTGCTGCGCCTCTAGTGCCATCTTGAGGCCCTTTAGGCTTGGACACATCCGACGCTGGTTGTCTAACACCATCTTGAGACCCTTTAGGCTTGGACTGAGCCACTGCTGATTCTTTAGGCTTGGACTGAGCCACTGCTGATTCTTTAGGCTTGGACTTAGATCCAAGAGCAGACATAAACTTACCAGCAATTTTTCTTCCTGCCTGCTTAAGACTATCCAAATTACTATCCAAATTTTGCCTGTTTATCTCGCTCGCTGGGACTCTAGACCGATCTGGACCTCTACTTGAAAAGTCTCTAGTCATTTCTGGCGCTGAACTCATTTGCTTAGGCGGACCCTGAGGCCTACTCATGTTTGGTGGTGCGTTATAATCTCGATAGACTCTTGGTCCAGTGTCTTTTTTAGGAGGATTTCTTTTTTGACCCATACTAAGGCTCCCACCTGAACGACCTCGCATTTGTGGGACATTTTTACTAAGTTCCATAGACTTCAGCATGTTGCATGCTACATCCCAATTCGACTTTTTCATTTCGTATCCTTTTTCAATTTTAGGTGCTCGCTTAGATGCCATTTTAGAAGAATCAATCTTCATTGAATCTAAAGTTGCTTGAACTTTTTTAAGTAGTTTTGGTTTTTGTCCGTAAACGGTCATGCCCTCTTCATCCGAAAACTCAATTACATTCTTCTTAGGCTCTTTCTTCGGAGCCTTTGCTTTAATCTCCATGGGAGGCATTTGAACAACCTTTTTAGAATCGCCCATACCCTTCTCTAATCTAGATCCGAGTACAGACACGAGAGATTTGTTCATACCCATGGCCATACCACCGCCGTTACCGCCATTACCGCCGTTAGCACCCTCGGCACCGTTTTCAGAGTCTTTCTCTTTGACATCTTCGTCATTGACCCCCATCACCATTCCGCGTTTAGCAGATGCTATCTTACTTCTGGCTGCTTTTTCGCCCCTCTTAGGTAATCCCTTCTCTAGTTTTGCTTCGTGAACAGACACTAAAGACTTCATGATTTTCCCCTCTGCAGAGACCATCTTGCCAGGGTTCTTACGCGCAACCTTTGCACCTTTAGGCTCGTTCATCAGCTTATCGTGCCTTTCAATACCGGTCTTAACCGCAGGGAAAGCCTCCCCTATCCTCTCACCTAACGTAGGACTCACACCCTCAGGACGCTTACCGTCAGCCTTTTCCATTTCGGCTGCATCCTTCTTTTTGTCCTCATCTTTCATATCACCATCGGGGTCTATGACATCACCTGAGACATCCATGTCTGGAAACTTACCACCCTTACTTAACCTTGCACCTTCAACCGAAACTAATGACTTC